CCAGCAAGGCCGCAACGGCCATCGTCGGCACGAGCGACGTCAACGCGTGGAGCCCCCTCGCGATCCACCTCGTCGAGTCCATCGACCCCCTCGATGGCTACGGCAAGAACCTGCAGATCAACCAGCTGACCTCGGGCACCGCCATCCTCGCGTCGATCTGCTACACGCTCAGCGACGCTGGTGAGCCCGTGGCGGTCGACTGGATCTCGAAGACGGCGGAGCCTCACCTGATCGTTTCGGAGTCGGAGTACTCGGTCACCCTGACCGAGGCGCGCCAGCTCGACAACATCACGAACGACATCTCGGCGGGCGGTACCATCGCGCTCAAGCTCGGCTACGAGGGCACCACCGGCTCGGCCGTGGTCGACTCGACGGACATCACGATCACCACGACTGGTGGCTCGACCCCGGGCACGCTGGCTGTGGCGCTCGCGGACTTCCCCAGCATCGCCGACCTCGCGTCCTACATCAACTCGTTCGCGGGTTTCACGTGCACCCCCGGCTCGGGCGTCATGGGCTCGCAGGCCTCGACCAGCCTCGACCAGGGCACGTTCGGCATCTGCTCGACCTTCAGCGACCTGACCCCGGGCCGCATCAAGCAGGACGCGTACAAGCTCTTCAACACGCTGGCCAACGACGGCTTCCTCACGGAGCTGTCGGAGCAGGCGGACTCGGGTCTCCCGGCTCCGTCGGTGGGCCTCGCGTTCCTCACGGGCGGCGCCAAGGGCGCGACGACGAACGCCGACATCCAGGCCGGGTACGACGCGCTCAAGATGGTCCGCGGCAACTTCCTCGTCCCGCTGTTCTCACGTGACGCTGCTGACGACATCGCGGACGGTCAGACCGACGCGGCCTCGACCTACACGATCGCTGCGGTCCACGCTGGCGCTCGCTCGCACGTACTCCAGATGAGCACGTTCAAGAAGGGCCGCAACCGCCAGGCGTTCCTCTCGATGCGCGACGACTTCGACGACGTGAAGGACGCTGCGACGGACCTGAACTCTGCACGTGTCTCGCTCACGTTCCAGGACGTGCGCGACCTCGACACCAACGGCAACGTGACCCAGTTCCAGCCGTGGATGAACTCGTGCAAGGCCGCGGGCATGCAGGCCGCGGGCTTCTACAAGGCCATCTTCAACAAGGGCATCAACATCAGCGGCGCCATCCAGGCCGCGACGGACTTCAACGACCAGGACGACGACGCGGTCGAGGAAGGCCACGACGCCGGCCTCCTGATCGTCCGTCGCCCCGAGGACGGTGGCTTCAAGTACGTGTCCGACCAGACGACGTACGGCAAGGACGACAACTTCGTCTACAACAGCATCCAGGCGGTTTACGCGGCGGACACCATCGCGCTGACCACCGCGAAGCTGATGGAGCAGGCGTTCGTCGGCCAGTCCCTCGCTGACGTGAGCGCCTCGCTCGCGCTGAGCACCCTCGAAGGCATCATGGAGAACCTGCGTCGGCTGAAGCTGATCGCGTTCTCGGACGACGCCCCCAAGGGCTTCAAGAACGCGGTCATCCGCATCAGCGGACCGGCCATGGTTGTCTCGGTCGAGGTGAAGGCGGCCACCGCGCTGTACTTCATCCCGATCACCTTCCAGGTGTCTCAGATCCAGCAGTCGGCCAGCTCGTAATCCACCGACGGCATCAATCTAGAAGAGGAAATCAATGGCCGCTCCAAAAGTAATGAACGGTGCCCGCGCCAAGATGGGCATCTACAACCCGACCACGGGTCAGACCAAGTACATCGGCATGTTCAACAACGTCTCGTACAACATGACGTACGAGACGCAGCCGGCGTACATCCTCGGGCGCTACTCGGCGGCCGAGGTGGACTACACGTCCATGGACCTCGTCGCGATCACGTGCTCCGGGTTCCGCGTCATCGACCACGGCCCTCACACCGAGGCCGCGGTTCCGCTGCTGCAGAACCTGCTCCGCTCCGACTACATCACGCTGGTCATCACTGACCGCCAGCGTGAGGCGACGGGTGGCGACGGGCGCATCGCGACCTTCACAAGTGTACGACCGACCGGCTACTCCACGACGATCTCTGCCAGGAACCTGGAAGAGGTCACGGTGACCTTCGTTGGGCTTCTCGTCAGCGACGAGAACAACATCAACGTCGAGCACCCGACTGCGATGGACCTGCCGTAAGAGGCACCTGGGACTTCTTCCTCCTTTCACCCAGCTATCTCTTACTGAAAGGCCTGCCCTCCAAAGGGCGGGCCTTTCGACTATCTGGGCTTGACGGATCGGCGGAGATTCGCTAGACTCATGCTTAGGATGGTCCGTACGCTCACACTAGCTCTAGCCGCCTTTGTCGTGCCTGGGGGCTTCGTCGTGCTGGCCCTCTGGAAGCTCTTGGGGCGCCTCAGGCTGCACCAGGACGTCGTCCTGCCCCTCCACAGCCCTTCGGGGGCCATCATCCTCACTAGGAGCGACCGGGAGCGCCTGATGGAGCTTGCTCACCCCGTCCGGTGGGCGATTACCAGGATGTACGACTGGCCCCGACGCCGCCGTCTGGCGAAGCTCCCCAAGATGACGCACCGCGACGTGATCCTGACCTGGCCCTTCCGGGCCCTGGCCAGCTGGGTCGAGAAGAACCACGCGAAGGTCTGGGCGCCTCCCAGCGAGTCGGCCGATCCCCTGTACGAGAACTATTGGGCGGCCATGGCGGAGGTCAGGTCGCTGTACGCCTGGTGGCTCGCGCGGGACAAGCGCCTCAAAGATCTTGACGGCGAGGATCCCAGTGTGCGAGAATACGGTCTTGAAGCTATGAGAGAAGAGGACCAGCTGATGCTGGCCCGCTTGGTCAACGTCCGGACGTACCTGGATTAAGGAGATACATGAGCAAGCGCTACTACGCCAACTTCCCCGCGGCCCCCACCGAGCTGGTCGCCCTCATCGCGAGCCAGGCCAAGATCCCGCACATCGTCGACGCCCGTGTCTCCGCTGACCACTCCGTCTTCCTCGACATCGCTCAGGACCCCGACCACTTCGCTGGGTTCCTCCTGACGGCGAAGCACCTGGTCAAGATCGCCAAGCTCTGCGGCGTCCCAGTCGAGGACGTCTTCGTCGAGGCGGGTGCTGAGGAGAACACGGTGTCAGTGACGGTCTGGGCGACGCACTTCGACTTCAGCAAGTCTTTCATCGGCGGTCCGTACGAGGACTCGCTCTGCGACGCACGCGCCGAGAAGGAGGTCGAGGAGATCGAGAAGGCGACGCGCCGCCTCGACAGGGTCATCAGCAAGTCGCACCTCAGTTCCGTGATGGAGATGTGCGACATCCAGATTACCCTCCCGGGCGAGGAGGACTCGGAGGATATGATCGAGGCTACGCAGTCGATCATCGAGGTCAAGAATCGTGAGGACTGTTCGAAGAAGTAGCACCGTGGACGAGATTCCAAGCTTCGACTGTCCCGCCAAGGGTTGCAATGGTAAGGTGTTCCCCGTCGCGATGGACGGGCGGTTCTACATCCACCGCAACATGTGGATCAACATGCCCCGGTCCTTCGTGATCCCGCGCTGCGACACCTGCGCGCAGGACTGGTTCACGAAGGACCTGGAGGTCGCGACGAACGAGGTCCTGGAAGCGGAGTACCAGATACACGCGGACATGATCAAGAAGGTCATCCAGAAGGCGCAAGCAAAGGTTCAATGAACGCACTTTTCATCATCTCCTCCGTCGCTGCTGGCGTCTTCGGTGGCGTCTTCCTGCTGGTTCGCCGGCTCAAGCTCAAGGCCGCGCGTGAAGTCGCGTCGCAGACTCCGCCTGCCGAGTTCCTCGAATCGGTCAAGCGTGCGTTCCAGATCGTGTGGGTCGAGCAGTACGGCATGGACCCCACCAAAGCCTGGAGGATCACCTGGGTGATGGGGGATCGACTCAACTGCGCCAGTGGTGACGGCTGGGTGGACTCTTACGGCAGGTGCGTGGCTGGGCTGTCGTGGGCGACCACACACACACACAGTATCGCCTACCGCCCTGGACGCCCGATCTCGGATATGGCGTACGCGCACGAGCTGTGGCACGCCGTCGACGCGATGAATGGGCGGGACGACTCGAACCACACCGGCCCGGCATGGGCGTACCCAGATGGGGCCGTCGTTCGCGCGAACCGCGCGCTCAAGGACGCGGGGCTGTGAGCCTGACCATCAGGCCCGACACGGTCGTCGGTGTCATGCCGGCGATGTCGGGAGGGGTCGAGCTTCCGTTCACCGTGTCCGCTGGCATGACCCGCTACGGGACCGACGAGGAGGCCACTCCTACACAGCCCGGTCTGGGGCGCCCGTCTACCGCTACCTACCCGCGGATCGCCCAGAACTCGAACCAGCCCTGCTACACCTGCGGGAAGAAGCCTGGGAAGGTCCTGGTCGCGGTCGTAGAGCGCTCGCCGACCGACCACATGCCCTGCTGCGAGCACTGCATCAAGTACATCCTGGGCTACGAGGTCGAGGTCGACGGGCACCTGACCCGCTTGCCAGAGGGATAGCCCCGCAAACTCTGCGCTTTTGTCCCGAAACGGGTATCAATCTTCCCTTTACCCAAGGGAGATCCTGCCGATGCCCACCCCCCACCCGCTGATCGGGGTCCACGAGGACCGCATCACCCGCCTCGAAGAGGACGTGACCGAGTGTCGCGTGGAGCTTGGCGTGTTGAAGTCGCAGCTGGCCTCTGGGATCGACATGCTGTCCCAGAAGTTGGATGACGTAGGCGAGGTCAAGACGCGCGTGGACGCCCTCTTGCAGCACCACGATGTCGATGCTGAGGTCCGCAGTCAAACGCGCGAGCGTCGCGTTCGCTTCTTCAAGATCGGTGGCGTTGTCGTCACCGCGACCGCCGCAGTCGCCGGCCTTGTACTGAAGATCGTCTTGGGGGAGTAAGTCTGTGGGCAAGACCAAGATCAAACAGCTCGTCCAGAAGAAGTGGAACCTCGGACATCTTCGATCGCAGAAGTTCGCAGGCCTTATTTTCTGCACCACGCTGTGCTTCTGCGCTGGGTTGTTTCAGTACAGTGAGCCGACGACCTCCGTGGTTATCATGGGCATCGTCGGATGCTTCACTGCGTTCGTTGGCGGTCGCGCGTGGAGCGACAACGCGGCCATGAAGTTCGGTGGACTTCCTCCAAATACGACTGACGACGAGGTCAGTGTCGTGCGCCGCAGGCCGAAGAAGAACGACGAAGAAAAGGACAAAGAACGTGAAGTCGATTAAGCGAATCCTCAAGACCCAGCCCCCGACGATCTACAAGAGGGTCGACGAGGTGGAGGTGGGCGGTCCCATCGGCCGCTGGTTCCACAAGCACAACTGGGGCGCGATGACGATCCCGTTCCCGTTCTTCGTGCTCATCATGTACTGGAGTTCGGAGGACGCGCCCGACGGCGAGGTTCACCCGCTGGTGCGCGTGCACGAGTTCACTCACGTCGCGCAGGACCAGCTCGACCGCTTCTGGTTCGTGTCGTGGGCGAAGTACCTCTGGTGGCTGTTCTCGGGCGTGCCGTGGAAGAAGGTCTTCAAGCGCGAGATGGGCATCATCGATGGGTTCATGGACTCGTACTACCACGTGCCGTACGAGCAAGAGGCCTACGCCGTCGAGCAAGAGGCCGAAGAGAACGGCTTGCCCGCCTGGGCGAAGTAGAGTAGAATCCCGGTCGTCATGGCCGTTGACCGCTACAAGAACAAGATCAAGCACGCTGCGTGGACGTGGCGCGAGGAGAAGGTCTCCCGCTACCACCTCCCCGCGCGCCGCAAGGATCGTGCGTCGGGGCGCAACGACAAGCGCTCCGCTCGTCAGGAAGACCGTCGCGACATTTTCGAGGAGTCAGAATGAACCCGTTTCGCTACATCAAGGACCACGCTCCGAACCCAAAGAACTCCGATGGAGGAATCCTCGCTGTCGTTGGGTACTACGTCGCTATCCTGGCAGTGGCCGGTGGCGTCATCGGTCTGGTCTGCAAGATCCTGCTCTAGAAAATTTGACAGGGCGCGGACACCCTTGGG